AGGCCGATGACCATGGCCCACGTCCGGTGGCTCCGGTCAGGTTCAGGTAACCGCCCAGCAGGGACAGCCCGGAACCGGCGACGGTTGCGAGAACACCAAGGACGAGAAGCGGCGCGGAAGCGGCGGGTTTGCTCATCCCCCGAGTATAAGGCCGTTGGCCGACTAATTAAATAGGAGGCCCGTGTGTCTACGGCTTTGGCTTTGGTGGGTAAAGCGTCGTTTGATCCTTGTCCGCGTGTGGAGATTACGATCACGGGTCTTACGGCTGGTGCGTCGGTGGTGAATGTTTGGCGGACTGCTGATGGTAAGCGGCAGGCGGTTCGTGGGGCGCGGAAGCGTTCGATGAACGGTAGCGACTTCCTGGTGGATTATGAGGTTCCGCAGTCCCGTGTGGTGTCGTACGACCTTGAGATTTTGTCTGGCCCGGATGCCGGCACGAGCACGCCGACGCAGACGGTTGTGGTCGATAGCGGGCAATGGGTTATTCAGGATCCGTTGACACCGGGTACCGCGATCCCGTTGAACGTGTCGAAGCAGGATTTGACGGCCCCGTACTTGACGGCTTCGGCGGTGAAGAGCCTTGAGTATGCGGCGTCGGTGTCGATCATCCCGATTCTTGGTTCCCCGGACCCTGTTGCCCTGATGGGGCAGAGGTTGTCTGGCGGGAACGTGGCGTTGGACATGTTCACGAACATGGCCGAGGTCACGACACAGCTGCGCAACCTGCTCATGCAAGCGCCCCTGTTGTTGGTGCGCCCGAACGGGACACGTAACGACGGGTTACCGGGCCTCGCGTATTTCGCGTCTGCCAAGCCGGTGGAGAAACCGGTGACAGTGGCTTTCGGCGGGACGCTCACAACCTGGCAGCTTACGGGTGACCTTGTTGCCGCGCCGACGATGAATGTGCTGGTGCCGGTCTGGACTTACGGGGCGGTGACTGCCCTGTTCACGACGTATGCGCAGAACCAGACGGCGCTTGCCGGCAAGACATATCTTGACGTATTGAAATCCCCTTCTGGGGTTTAGGGGGAATGGTGCCTGTTTCTAATTCCGTGTTCGCGGGGACGATCACGCAATCGACTACGGCGACGGTGAACAAGGTGTTGTCCGCGTCGGCTGATTGGGTGTCGATCATTTTGGATGTGACGGCTGTGTCTGGGGCTTCTGCCTCGGCAACGTTTCGGGTGCAGTGGTCGATGGATGGGGCGACGTTCGCTGAGGCTTCGCCGCCTGATGCTTTTGCGCCGATTACTGCTCCTGTGTGTGTGGTTGAGCGGTTCACTGCGAAGGCCCCGTATTGGCGGGCTGTGTGTGATTTGACGGGCACTGAGCCGAGTTTCACTGGTTCGGCTAACAGTTACGGGTAGGGGGTTCGTATGCGCCTGATGGATGCGAACACCTTGAATGCTTTGACTGGTTCCCGCGCTGGTGACGGCATCACGGCGTGGGTTTGGTATGACGGCAGGCTCGCGTTGGATGAGCCGTTGCCGGTCGATTCGTGGTCCGCCGATTGGGACACCACCCGGCAAGTCCAGCAACTCAACCTCAGCGTGTCTGACACGGACGGGAAGCTTGCCCCGTGGCTGCTTGAAGACCCTCTTGGTGTGGGCGGCGCGATGCTTCAAGTCACGTACCAGGTTGGCGGTGCGGGCACGGTGAATTTGGGCTGGTACCGGATCGCCCAGTCCCAGCCTGTCGAGCACTGGCATTCGTACACGATTGATGACCTCGGGCATGTTCACCCGACCTTGGGCGAGTCCTTCGGGCATTTGTACCCCGACGACGATGTTTCTCCCGGCCCTACTACGACCCCGCTCTAGGAGCACACATTGACTTATGTTGACGGCCCCAGCGGTGGGACACCACTGAACGCGGCCAACTTGAACCGTGACTTCGGCGCACGCCCCGCAAAGTGGGCGGCAAGTACCCCGTACATTGGCGGGACGGACCTGTGCATCAACCCATCGGGTGACCTTGTTTCGTGCACCGTTTCCCACACGTCCACGGGCAGCTACGACGCCACGAAATGGGCACTATCAGCCGCTTATGCCAGCAGGGCGAACAACCTTTCAGACCTTGCCAGCTCGTCCACGGCCCGCACGAACCTGGGGCTTGGTGACTCGTCAACGCATGCTGCGTCAGACTTCATCGCGGCTACCCAGAGGGGCGCAGCGTCTGGTGTCGCTTCATTAGACAGCGGCACGAAGGTGCCTGTCGCTCAAGTGCCTGACCTGTCGGCAACCTACGCAGCGACCGATGGCGG